AAGTCATGCCCAACAAGTAAAAAGTAGGAACCTGAGTTTGATAACTGTGTTTGAGTGTGCTACGAATAATACGACTGTTGGCGCTGCCGCCAATGGCCAAGCTAGAAGCCACAGGAATGTTCAGCTGCCGGGCCAGATCAAGATGTCCGTTACCAATAGCATATGTTTCCATATAACTACAACCGTTGACCACCAGTTGCTGAATCATTTCTTTTCCTTGCCTGCTGATTTATTGTAAGCGTCAATTTCTTTTTGTGTTACAATTTTCATCATTACATCAATTTCGTCATCTTTGTAGTGTGGGTAGATTTCCATCAAGGCTTTGCGCTTGGCGCTGGCACCAGCTTCTTTCTTTTTGGGTGCAATCCAGTTGTGTCGAGGCGCTCCCATTCCGGGGCTTACTGCTGTGGCACACAACCATTGTAGTTTGGGATGTTTGCTGATATCAAAGAATCGCTTGTTTAGATAATGATTGCAGCTTTGTACATAGTACTCTTGAATCTCTCTGGATCCTTCTACTGCACTAGACCAACGCAACATCAAAAATGTACTGAACTTTTTGAGTTCGTCACGGTCTAGGCTGTCGTAAAAGCCCCGGTTCTTGAGATCTAGTTGACGCATCTCGTTGCCGATGTTTAGTTTATCGCTCATTGTTTTTGCTCAGTTGATAAATCATTATAACACAATCCAGGGCATCTTGCAATGCAGGATTTTTCTTTGCAGCACGTCTAATTTCGCCCCACATCTGATCTTCCCGCATGTGTTCATGCAACGGTCTGCCATCTGACGTACGATGATCGTACCCCACTACTTCTCGCTTTGTGGCACCTAACTCGCGTCTGAACACAGTGTCGTCCACACGTTCGTAAATGTAAGTGGTGCCTGGAGTGAGTTGTCCCATGTTACCAAGCAAGATTGTAGTTGACTATTTCACAGTTGCGACTGACATCTTTTACAAAGTACACACAGTCAGGTTCTGCATCATCGTTCAAGGGCACTGCTAACATTTGTCCGTTCTTTAGTTTGGGAGCATACCAGTTTACTTCGTGATACACATCTAGGATTTCAATGTCTGGAAAGCTAGGGCGATAGCTGCTCAAGGGATTAAACTGAAAAACTTTGAATCCACGATCGTTGATACTGGTCAATGGTAGCACTTCTAGATCGCCTACATCAGGTTCGCCGATCAAGATTTGCCAGTCCATGGGCATTTTGATAGTAGCGTTGCCAATGCGTAGGACTAGTGCCGGCGCATTAAAACTTTCCAAGAAGATCAGTGGAATAAAATGGTAGTCTGGATCCTTGGGATCTGAGTTGTCAAGGATAGCAAATCTCATGTCATCTACCTCTTCGGGCAAATGATCAAGATTGTAATAAGTGTTGTCGAGTGTGAGGATTCGCAGAATAATCTCCAGTATAGTTAATAACAGTATAGCATATTTTTAATCATTTGCAAACTGGTCAGGCATCTTTTATGCCAGTTTCATCCAATCTAACTTTTCTTTTTCATAGGGATACCCGGCCTCCTTATAGTATTGTACTCTTTTGGTCAGGTGCCTCTTGGCAAACTTGCAGGTTGATGTTAAATCGTAGATGTTGACATGGTCTTTGTCTTCTGCCTTTCTAATACCGCGGCCGATACTTTGTATAACACGCACAAAGCTCTTGCCTGGCTCAATAAGTACCAGGTTAAAAATTCGCGGAATATTGATACCAACTGCTGCTACTCCGTATGTGGCAACAATGATTTTGTCAGTCGAACTGGCCACTTGATCATATTCCTCTTGTCGTTTTGTGCCTTTGGTGGCGCCTGATACAAACACAGCTTTGTCCCCTAGTCTCGACACCAGTTCGGTGCCTGCTGCTACTCGATCTACTAGGACCAAGGTATTTCCAGTTTCGTTGATCTGAAGTATTAGGCCTGCCATTGCGTCAAGACGGCCCTTTTCCTCCAGCAGATATTTCAATTCACTTTGATACTCTGCATATTCCACGTGATCAATCAGCTGCACAATGTTCACATGACACTGTGCCAATACGCCACGATCCTGTAGTTCGCTAGCACTGAGTTTTGAAATCACAGGACCTAGACTAACCAACAAGCTTTGGCTTTCAAACTTTTCTTTTGGTACTGTGCCTGTCAGACCCCAACGAATAGGAATCTGACTCATAACACCTGTAAGCATGGTTTTTAGTGCGTCTGCTTTGGCCATGTGTACTTCGTCCACAATAACACAGATCACATCTTCAATAAAGTCACTGATGGTAAAGTCTGCTACACCGCTGACTGAGTTCTTCATCAGCACGTTGAGACTTTGCCAAGTGCAAATGGTATGTGTTCGGCCAATCTCTTTGCGATCACCAAAGTAAACACCTACATCCAACCCAAGATTGATGTAGTCTTTTTCTGTTTGTCGCACCAAATCTTTGTTAGGAACAATAACAATTGACCTACCATATTTTTGCACATTCCAGCTCAAGGCAGCAGTCATTAGAGTCTTGCCTGCACCTGTGGCCACTTCTTGGATGCACTGCGGGTTTTGCAAGTAGTTGTTGACAATTTCCACTTGATAGTCGCGTAACATAATAGGCTGTCCGACCATGGGATGACCCGATGGCCAGGCTGTTGCTGCAAAGGTATCTTCGGCCATGCTCGCAAATTCAAACGTGGTAGAATACTCTCGTTGATCATCTAGCTCAATATCATAGTCGTATTGCTCAAGGATGGGAATGATCTCAGGCAAGAGATTTACATAAGTGCTGCCGCCCAGCTGAAAGTATGCCACCTTGCCGTCCCACCGCCCCAGTCTTACAGCAGGCTGATACCTTGCTCCGGGAATCTCGTACTTGAAAGTATTGACCAATTTCTTGCGTACATCAATATCCAATCCTTCGATCTTGATGTTGACTTCATCTTTAATTACTATTGTTGCTTGTTTCATATATTATTTTTGCTAGTTGATTGCTTGATCTAGGGAAATGGTCCAGATCTTGGCACCGTATCTCGTACCCTTGTTTTCGTAATGTGTGTTGCACATATGCTTCGTCGAGCATGCTAGTACACGGCGAGTTCGATTCAACCATGTTGATAGTATCTAGTACAAATTGTTCGCACTGTATTTGTATATCATGGTATTGTTGACACCCTAGAAACATCTGATGATTGTGTTGCACTGTTAACTTAGGTGCATGTATTTTTTGTGATAGCACTGTTGCTAAATTGTTTATTAACTGCCACATATCAGCGGTCCATAAGTCTTGGCAGCAAAAACTATACACATGAGGAGTTGAAAGATACACACTATTGCTAAATGCCTGCACCAACGCATCAGATATCCAAAATGAACAGTGTTCTCTAATTATCCATCTAGGTGTGTTTGCGTCAAATGAACCTTGGTATCCCCATCCTTGCTTCAGTTGCAGTTGAATTTTTTCTAAGCCGATCAGGCCTATTAGGTAGTCAGTCAAGTTACCTTTCGATTGTTTATAAAGTTGATTGTTGTAGTAGTCAAGATAATGCCTATTGTCCCCGGTGATTACTACAGTAGACTTTGCATCAAGTTCTAGATTGTTTGTTGATAGACAATGAAACATCGCTGTTTTTTTAACACTGTCATTTATTTTTCTAAATGAATGACTGCTTCCTGACTGATCAAAATCCAAACAGTAATCGCCATTAGCCGACGTGTAGTGATGCAAACATCTTGCAATATAAGTTCCGTAACAACCCGGCGGCGCAACCACATTGATCATAACTGATTATATACTTACCACAACAAAAAGTCAAAAAAACAGGTACCTTTTTGGGGGTACCTGTTGAAAACCCTGGGCCGGAGCCAACCGTTTGTGCCCAGGGGAACTTACAGCAAAGGATTATGTAAATCCTTTACCAAATATTTTCATTTGCACAGGGTGTGCTTCGCCGTCTTCCCTGGCAGCAATGGTATCCATTTCCCACTGTGACGGATAGTGTCGCAGCAGGTGTGCAGCTTGTTGACGTACACTTTTTGGCACTCGCGGAGTCACTGTGGGATCCAGCAGATCTTTCAAAAAGCTTTCAGTCCAGATCACTGCATTGGTACGTTCAACAGGCACTGTCATTTGAATAGTCCTTTACGATCTACACCTGTTTCATAGTATTCGCGAGCAGCACCAGAGTAGTACATGACCTCACCACATTGGGTACACTTGTAACGATGCAGGTCGATGTCAACACAGGTAGAAACACTGTCGTATTCCCACTCTCCGTCAATTTCTTCACCAAAATAATCTCTAGTGACCCAACGACTGGTATCTCTTGTATGTGTACAGGTCATTTTGTTATCCTTATTCCTACGCACCATAGATCGACACGAGCGAACCAGTTACCATCGTTCTTGCCCAGACCAATGCGCAACATTCTATTGGCACTGTCAAGAGGAATCGTTGTCACAGTCATGTTGAATACTTGCTGTTCAAATCAATAAACGCTACCACAGCCATGATGCACAAGAACTGCCAGGGTTTCTCTACAACATCAATGCCAGCAGCCGCCAATACGCCGCCCAACAAGCAATATAAAAATAGTGATGTGATCATGCTGCCCTCACTTCACGAACTTCAAATCCTGATTCCGCAGCTTCGTCGGCTTCGTATTCAGTTGCCACCGTGTACAAAAACAAATCACCGTCCCAGATTTCAAACATTTGTCAGTTCCTTTATTTCATAACCCGAATACGGGTACTTTGCAATCAACCATTCTAGCAAGCCTGGTTCCCAAGGTAGTGCAATATCGCCTGCTCGATTAGCAATGTATTTCACAGTCATAGTCGTCCTTGTTTTAACAAATGCATTGTGACATCTTCGGCAGGCACTCGAACCATTTCTTTACTATATTTTAGAACAGGTTTGGATGTTTTGCTGGCAGGATAGATCATGATTTTGACCGAGCCGCACTGGCTATTCGGGTGAGGCTTTCCTAATGATTTTACTTCATAAAGATTGCTGTAGTAAACCACAAAGTCTCCTACCACAAGATCACGGCCCAGCATGTCTTTCATTTCACATCCAGTATTTTGATACGATGACACTTGTCACATTGGTAAGTGTAGCGAGTACCATAAGGTATATCGGATCCACGATTGACCAAATTACCCAGACTACGAGCACGCCACTTGTGCCAGCAACCGTGTATGAAAAATTCCCACAGTCGTAGCATGATCAATCCTGCTTCAAACAAACAAACTTGACTTCTTTAGTGGTGCGCTTGCCCAATTCCAAGCTGGCTTTACCAGCTGTCAGACAAGCCACTTTAGATCGAAAGCCCGGCACTGTGGTCAGAGCCATACTATCCTTTTCACTCAGCATGCCAGCATGCAGAAACAGTACCAAAATATATGTCATTCTTCAACTCCTTAGGCACTTTTCATGCAAGTTGTTTCGGCCAAACGCTTCCAGTTAGTCACGCTCATCTTGCGCAGGTCTGCAATCTTGATTGCCATACGCAGGCTCATTTCACGCAGGCGATTCTGATTTGCGTCCATGAAGTCAATGATCTCATCTTGAACTTCGGGTGCAAACTCGTAGTCCGAAAACAACACACCGTCTTTGGCAATTTGCTTGATACGCAGAATCTTGTCACGCATGGTGTCCAGAGTCAAGTCCAAGTAGTGGCATCGCGATTGCAGTGCATCCAAGTGATCCCGCAGTTTCTGCGACTTCATCTTGTCAAACTTCAAGTTAGTGATAAAGATGGCACTGCCTTTGAACTCGAAGCTGTCTGGGATGCCTTCGCGGCGCAGGCTTGAGCTTTCACTCAACCAGGAAATCTTGCGCTTTTTACCCGAGTCCAGGGCACCCTTCAGCAAGTTCAGTGCCACGTCATCCAGCAGGATTGAGTCGCAGTCGTCAAACACAATCACACAGTTTTCGTCTGAGTACTTGTACAAAGTTTGGTACAGACCAATGGGAGTAGCACTACCTTTGACAACTTCAGCTCGCAGTCGCTTGCCTGACATGCGATCAAACAAAGTAGCTTTTTCAATTTCTTGTTCAACGCCAAAGCTCTTGCCCACGCCTGGAGGACCGCTCACAATCATAGCACGAATGTCACCAGACACTGTAGCCTTGGTCATTTCGTGCAGGATGTCAAAACGCTCACGGATACGATCCATGGCTTGTTCGTCTGTTTCTGTCACACGGGGTTGTTCTTGCACTTGGGCAGTTTCTGTAGTCATGCCGCTAGTGTACTCGATATCTGCGATATTGTCAACACGGATACGAATCGTATCAGGGCAGTTAGGGAACACACCATCATTCTTCACAGTAACAAAACTGCCTTTGGCGCCGGACTGGAAACCTGCTACCAGCGTAAACATCTGGTTGTTCACAGGCTTGTTGCGATAAACACCGTTGACGACTCGAATTGCACTCATGGTTGGCTCCTTTAGTGTGCTGTTGAATTTTACTGTCTATGTTGTTATTATAGCAAATTGGGATTATTTGGTCAACTCTTTTTGCGTATTCAGAACTTGTTGCGTAACAACAACACCACCGTAGGCTTGTTGATACAGTTCAGCTACAGATTGCAAGAAAAAAGTGTATACTTTACCATTACCAGAAATCAACGTGTACTGCATTATGAATCCTTTTTGCTTTGCTATGTGTATATTATAGCAAAAAGGGCAATTCGAGTCAACCAGATTGTGACCCCTGCAATCACTGCCAGTTCCATTACAGTGAAGTTGGTGCGGTAGTACGCAAGTATTACTTTTCTTTTCAGTAATGCCAGCTCACGTGCAAATGCTTTCATTTGGCCAGCGCCGCAAAAATCATGTTTTGCAGTTCAGCAACTTCGTCCAAGGGCACAAAAAAGTCGGTAAGTGGATCGTAGTACATTCCTTCTTGGGCATCGTAGTACAAGACTTGACCGTTGGGATAGTGAAATGGGCCTTCAAGACCTTTGCGGGGACCAAACTCTTTGTTGTGCTTGAAAACAATGTAGCTCATATCCACTCCTTGTTGCGATACATGTATTATAGCAAAATGGGAATTATCGGTCAACTAGTCCCAAAGTGTTACAATTGCAGGATCTCGTACTTCGTGTGGTTTGGGGTTGCCGTGAAACACTACCACCGCAGTGTCAGGTGCTATTGTGACACCTGTGCCGGGCTTGTGATAGCGACGAAACACAAAGTCATAGCCACCGTCAAGGCATTGCCAGCGATAGCTTTGAAAATAACGATCTTCAAAGAATCTACGCTGACTGGGATCAATGTGCTGATTGATATAGTCTTGATCACCTTGGCATCCTGCTCGAGCTTGTTCAATAGGCACGCTAGAAAACTTGTCCCACAGCCACGAAAATCTTTCTGTATCAAACCACATGGTACTGCTGTTAACGCACTGAGTGCTAGCACGTTGGAGAAACTTGAAATCTCTTATGCTCCAAAACAAACGACGATCCAGGTGTGTGACCCAGGTCAGGTCATTTAGAATCACACAATCTAAATCAAAGTACAGCATTTGTCCGCGAAAGTGCGCTGGATTAAACAGTTGCCACTTAGTCCAGGCCATTCATGCAGCACATGCTTGATCATGTGAGCCGGTACAGGTCTAGATTCTTCTGTGTACACATGCATGCGGATGCCGCCTGGCAAGGCTCTGGTCAGCATGCGGTACAGTCGTTCCACATAGTCCCAACTGTATCCTGTGCTGTGTATTACACAAGCACAGTCTGTTACGCCGTCAGTGCTGATCTTATTCTGTTTAGCCATAAGCCTTGTTTTATTTCTTCTACTGTGTACTCTGTGTGACAAAGTTGTGTGAGCCACAGGTCTCTGTCCACTAGATAAGGTTGTTCTAGATCTGCATAACCTACTGCTACTGGGTATGCAAGACTGGTAGAATCGACCACGGGTCTTACCCCAGCTACCGCAGCTTGTATACCAGGTCCCGAATTGTAGTTGACCACAGCATGACAATCGTAATGCATGTCATAGCTGTCGTAGGTGCCAGCCACCCGGTTGGGTCTTTGTAGTGTCACGCCCGGAGGCAAGTTGGTTATGTTCAGCGGAGATCTAGGGTGTGGACGAATTACTATAGGACGATCACTATTGTTTCTGATTAATTGTATTTGATCATGTACCCATTGTTCCACAGGAGCAATAGGTTGTGCCATCAAGCTGTGTTGGTGTTGTGCCGCAATAACAATCTCAGGGCGTGTGCCTGGTTGCGTGGCCAAACTGATCTTTAGTTTGCGAGGGCGGTCCCAATCCAAGTTATCTAAGTGACCGTAATAGCCCGTAGCGTTAACATGATTAACTGCAATCTTCCAGGTATCGCCCCTGTACAATGAACCAACTTCTATTACTACCACTGGCTTGTTTTGAGCACGATAGTGTTCGTACACTGCCCGATTCGTCTGCAAACGTCCGTGCCACAACACACTCCATATTACTGCGGCATCGGAGTCCCAGGAGTTTTCTTGGGTTTGTATACCAGCAGCTTGCGCATGGTCCAGTACAGCATTGATCACAGTGTTGCCATTTAGTGCAACCTGTGCGGGAAAATAAGCTAGGGTTTTGATCACAGTTAAATATTTAACTATGTTAATGCCACCACTTCACGGAAAGCTGGCGCAGGATCAATTCTTTTTGTTCGCTGCTGCTGATCCTGTTTACTTTGATACTCATGCTCGTCCTTTGATCCAAAGCGTCCGAACCAACACACCTGATCGGGGTGTACATATTCATATCTACAATCCACGTCAGGACCAAATTGATTTTTGCAATCAACCCAGAGTCAGTTGTACCTACGAGTACACAGATTCAGTAGACTGGAACGCTATCACACAGTACTGGCAGACACGCAGCACGTTCACCAACGAACGTCAGCGTCAAATGTACAAAAAAGGACAAACGTTGGGTGCTGCGGAACTGCAAAAACTGATCAAGCAAACCTATTATGCTTGCACTAGATTTGTACGATTGGCCAAAATACTACAACCTGGGCAGCGTTGTTTGGCTATAGACGTAGACGGACTGGTTAGAAAACCTTTTGCAGATCAGTTGGGCTCAGCAGACTTTTACTTGTACGAAAAACCCAAAGATGGCACACACCTGGCAGGTGCTGTGTTGTTTAATGGGCTCCAAGGCAGTACTGATTTCTTGCAACACTATGCAAGAGAATTAAAGGCCAGTATAGAGGCAGATGATCTTTATTGGTTCTTGGATCAGCTTGTGCTAGATCAACTGGTTCCACACTATCGAAAAGGCCTGCTGCCCATGAGCTACATTGATTGGGCCATGCGACCAGAAAGCAGTATATGGAGCGCCAAAGGCAAGCGCAAAGAGCTAGACATATTCCGTCAAGAACAGGCCAAGTACCAATGAAACAACTGCTGCTACTTAACCCACTGACGCATGTGTGCCCAGCAGCGTCCTGAACGCAGGTCTTCAAAACTCCAGTGACACTGAGCCAACTTACGAATCCACTGTTCACGATCAGGCATGAGCGGTGCTTCTAATCTGCTGAAGTCTGTGTTGGCAATATCGCCACCTTGACTGTAACTGGGGTCATCAGTAATAAATGCAGGAATACCTTCTATGGGTGCCACAGCACTGGGAGTTGAGTTATGGCATACCAAAGCCCAGCAGTTGATCAAGTCTTCGGTAATGTGTCTCTCTTGCGGACTCACTGTTGCATTGTACTTGGCCAAGATCCCAGCATACTTGGGATAGTTCTTCCAGTCACCAGGATGCCAACGAATCACAATAGGACGATCAGAATAACGTCGGATGTTAGAAAACGTGCTCTCCAGCCAGTTCATTAGATTCTGGCCGCGCATGCTCCAACCCATGGGACGTTGCAACGTGATCAGAATGTGATGACCAGTGGTGCGCCAAGGCTTCAGGTCCATATTGTAATGGCGGCGCATGTTGTCCCAGTTTTGACTGCCAGGCGTGTCGTTGCAGTAGATTCCGGTAGCAGGAAACACACCGTTAAAGCTGTAACGTAGATAACGATGCGGATTCAGTCGATCTTTATAGATAAACACATTGCTGTCA